ATGTGTATTTGGTGTTGGTACAAGTACATCACCAGACCTAGAACTTGCAATAGATAAGGCAATGATGATTTCAAAAGCTGAAGTTGCAGATAAAGTTAAAGGTGAAATGAATAAAAAGGCAAAAATATTTGTTACTGAATTGGGTAAATCTCAAACAAAAACAGTTGTAACAGATGTTGAATCTACACTTGTTAACATAATTAAAAACACACAAGTAAGAGGTTATGAAGTGTTTGCTCAGGAAGTAACACTTACAAAACAAGGATACTATCGTGCTTGGATTGGTTTAAGATTACCACTTGGCGAGTTTAATAAAATGTATAACTACACAATTGAAGAAGTTGCTGATTCATATAACTTAAAGGCAGAAGCACAAAAGGCTTATTCTGAAGTAGAGGCGATTGCTAATGAGTAATATAGTTATATATTCAAAACCTAATTGTACTTATTGTGATAAGTCTAAACATCTTATTAAGACATTAGGTTTTAAATATGAAGAAAAAATGTTTGGTAAAGACTTTACTACACCTGAACAGTTATTTGAGGCTGTAGGCAAACAAGTAAGAACTATGCCACAAATTATAATTGACGACAAACACATTGGCGGATACAATGAGTTAGTTGAATATTTTGTGTCAAAAGGTTTGTGTAATTTTAAAGGCGAAGTAACAAAGAATGTTGATGGTAAATAAGAACAAAGATAACGTAATATTATTTCCTAAGTTGCCTAAAGCACCTAATCCTAAAGCACAAGAATTAGATGCTAAAAGGCAAGAGATGATAAGATTACAACATAATAAAATCTTTGTTCAGGCCATGGCTGATGATATAACTGAAACTGTTTTATTAAGATTAAGAGATGAAAACTTTAATTTAACTGATGAAACACTTTTAAAAGACTATAAACTATTAACAGAAGCATTGCAATCAATGTTATTAAGACAAGTAAAGATGAAACATCCTTTACAACAAAAAGTTGACAATGCAATAACAACAAAAGGTAAAGGTAAAGATTTATATGCCATTACAATTGACTACAACAAATTTTAAGAATTCCATAAAGCACTTTGGGATAGTTGCTAATACTGGCAAAGCTAGTGACTTTAATCAATGCCACTATATAATAAGGAGTGAATATAATGTTTAAATCATTATTCTCAAACGACACAATGAAAGTTGTATCAAAATCTAAAAAAACATCTACAAGAGGTAGAAAAGTTTTGTCAAAAAGACAAAAAGTTTTAAACCTTTTATCAAAAGGAACATCAGTATCTTGGAAGTCTTTAAGAACTAAATTCGATTTAGTTTCACCAAGAGCTTTAATTGATACTTTAAGAGCTGAAGGTAACATGATTTATGTTAATAAAACTGCTCAAGGTACGTCTTACAGAATGGGACAACCTACTAAAGCGATTATTGCTGCTGGTATTCAAAAGTTATACGGTACTCCGTATGCTTACAAAAATGCGTAATCTCTCTCTATAAAAACGCATAAATAAATGTAGAGGCGGCCTTGTGCCGCCCTTACATAACAAAATGAGGAGGGCAATATGCCAATAACAACAGCAAATCTAAATATGCAATATGCAGGTTCATCTGCTCCATTGCTACACGAAATTCTAACCAAAGTAAATAACGCAAAAGACAAACCTAAAAAGATTGAAGTATTAAAACAAAACGATTCTGTTCCTTTAAGACAGATATTAAAAGGCGCTTTTGATCCTAAAATTGAATGGGAATTACCAGAGGGTATACCACCATATCAAGTAAATGACGCACCAGCAGGTACTGAACATACAACCTTATACACAGAAGCAAAAAAATTATGGCACTTTGTAAAAGGTGCAGACACAGCTCTTTCAAAAACAAAAAAGGAGATGATGTTTATACAAATGCTAGAAGGTTTACACAAAGATGACGCTGAACTTATGATTGCAGTAAAAGAAAAAGAACTTAATAAGAGATATAAAGGTCTTACAGACGCAGTTGTAAAAGAAGCTTTCGGTTGGAACGAAGATTACAAGACCGCTTAACATAAATATTATAGAGTGATTCTATAAAATTCAACTATAGGGTGTAGAACAAAGTAAGAACATTTACTTGACAGAATGTCACACCCTATATTCCCTTTGATTTATATAATAAAAAACGGCTAATTAGTGTCCGATTTTGCTTGTAATCTATACTGTATATGATATAGTAGCAGTATGAAAACAACAAAAAAGGATAATACATTATGTCAAAAGTAAAACAACACTATACTAACGAAGCCGAAAACGCAGTTGATAAGATTATATTACAAGTTAAACAAAACTTGATTACAAAAGAAACTGCTGCTAAAGATATATTAAAAGTTGATAACATTAATTTATTAGATATTAATGAGAACAATGTTGATGAAATAATATATTATGGAGTGCAGTAATGAGAAAATCAATATTTGCATTTTATTTAATATTATTTTATATCTGGTCTTTTAGTATCTTTAACGCTGTAAAGGCTGATGACTATAATAAAGTTGTTATTGGTCATGTTATATCTGAAACCTTAAAAGGTACAGATATTGATACAAATTCTATATTAGAAAATGAGTTAAAAAAACTTACTCATAAATTTGTTATTGATTCGATTTCTATATTACAGGCTTATCTACCTCAATTATTAGAAGGTGTTGCCGCTGATTTAAGATTACAAACAGACAAAAAATACAAAGAGGAATTATTAAATGGCGAAAACAATAACTAGAAAATCAAAAGCACTTAAACTTAAAAAAAAGTTGAAAAAAGAATTTTCTTTAGGTAGAAAATATATTACAACATATAAAGATATTAAAAAATACTTTAAAGAGTTTAATGTTGCAATTTTTGATAACAAGTTATCTCCATTTGGCCAAATTCAAATAAAAGATTTAAAAAGAGAGAAGTGTGTAGGACAGGTAATTACCTTTGAATGGAAAAGAAAAGGTACACGAATGTACAAATTAGAAATGATGCCTGCCTATCCTGACAAAAGAGATTTCTTGGACACTTTAGTCCATGAAATGGTACACTTGTACCAAATGCAAAACTTAGGTGATACAGGAAACCATAATGATATATTTTGGTCCTTTAAACCTAAAGTAAACTATATTGGTTTACAGTTATAAAAAAGAAAGATATATTATGAGTAAAAGTGAAAAGAACCATATTGATGAATGGTTGCAGAAACAAATAAAAAATGGTGTTTCTATCATTAAGTCTGTATTAGACAATAACGCCAAAGGTAGTAAACTATACTACACAGGTCATTTACAAAAAGATATCCTAGAAAACTTTCCAGGTAAAAGAAGTAAAAAAATATTTAAAGGTTATAGGGAACTTTTAGATAATAACCAACTTGTGTTTACTCAAAAGAAATTTGAAGAACACGGTTACGAATATTATGTGAAAAGGAGTATATAATGAAGTTATTGAAAAAACAAAAAGAAATATTACAAGAAGTTATAAAAGGTAAAGGATACTGGAGAACACCTACAGTTCCTAAAAACCATAGTGAAATTATATTAGATGACCTTGTTAAATTATATTTACAAGATTTAGTTGTATTTAATAGAGAATACGATATACCATCATTTGGTCCTAGTAGTGAACACAAAGTAAGATATAAATGGTACGTTGTTACAATGAATAAAAAGAAAACTTTAAAAGACTTAAAAAAGGTTATTAAAGATGGCAAAATTTAAAGTTATTATTAAAACACTAATGTTTGCTGTAGTAATAGCAGCTTTTTCACTTACAGGTTATGGTTATGTATTAGATGGCAAACAAAGAGTAGAAGCTTTAACACCTACATTACCCGATTTTGAACACAACAATAATCAAACATTTTTAGATAGTGTTAATCAATGTGTTGAATATGTTTACTTCTATAATAAAGATTTAGAAAAAGTAAATTTAGAACTATTATTTGCTCAGGCATCTTTAGAGTCTGGTTGGGGAACAAGTAGATTTGCTAGAGAAGGTAAAAATCTATTTGGTATTCGTACATATGATTTAAGAGAACCACATATGTTGCCATCTAACAATCCTAAAAAATGGGGTGTAAAAGTTTATCACCACGAATGTGATAGTGTTTTAGATTATATACAAACATTAAACAATCATCATGCTTATGAAAACTATAGAAGACTATTAAAAGATGGCATTGACGATCCATTTATCTTAATAGAATCACTTGAAGCATATGCTAGTGATAAAAATTATTTTGATAAAATAAAAAGAATATTAAAAATGATAGAGGAAGAATATGAAATTAATAACTAAAGTGTTGATAATATTATTATTTTCTTTTAATATTTCAACAGCAGATATGTTTTTTAAATACGACCATGCTATAAACACAACTAATTACATAGTTGAAAAACAAGGTGGTGGCGAGTTACCTATGTATGGGAATATTTACGGTCCTATTGAAGTGAATGATGACACTATTATTATAATGTTAAAAGGTAAATTTGACACTTTAACTGAAATAAATTTACGAGGTATTTACATGTTGCATAATGATAAAAACATAATGTTTATTGCAAATTCAATAGGAGGTGAAACTTCATATATTGGTGATGTAATGGACATGGTTTATAATCATAAAAAAACATATTTTTTTGTACCAGAACATGCAGTATGTTATAGTTTGTGTGGTTTATTGGCTATAAGTGCTAAAGAAAAAATGGGTGTAATTATGTTACATACTAGTAGAGATGTATATACAAATGCTATAAGTAGAAGTGGTAATAAACAAATATTTGATAGACTAGTACGTGCTGGATTTAATAAAAAAATTGCAAGACAAATATTAATCTCTGGTGAAAATTATACCTTTGTATATGAAAACAAATATAAGGAGTTAAAATGACATTAGGATATGGATTACTTTTAGGTGTATTAGGTATATTAATTACTATTACAGGTTTAATGATTGCTCTTATTGTTTATAATAAGTCAATAGAAAAACAAAAAACAAAAATAGAAATACCAAACGCTTTAAAAGATTTATTAACAAGAAAATAATATGAAAACAAAAATAAAAAAGTCTGAATACGAGTCGCTTGCAGTATGTATAAAAACAGAACAAGTACCTGCTAGTGATATTGTAGAATATTTTAAAGACAAATCATTTTACATTTATTATAAAAGAAACTGGTTAAACAAATAAATAATAATACTATGTTTCTTACACTATTAACTTTCCTATCAGCTATAAGTATATCTATAATAGCTGCAGGATATTCAATCATAGGACTTGCAACTTTATTTGCTGGTGCAGTTATACCTATTATTGCAATGGGTACAGCATTAGAAATAGGTAAGTTAGTAGCCGCATCTTGGCTCTATCAAAACTGGCAAGGTTCAGATGTACCTAAGCTTTTAAAAGCATATCTGTTTAGTGCTATTATAGTTTTAGTGTTTATTACATCTATGGGCATCTTTGGTTTTCTATCAAAGGCACACCTAGACCAAGTAAAACCTACATCAGGTAATAACATTAAAATAGAACTTATTGATAAACAAATTAATCAACAACAGATTATTATAGACAGATCACAAAAGACACTTGATCAATTAGATAAAGCATTAGAAGTTTATATAGAAAAAGAATTTGTAACTAGAGGTTTAAAAGAAAGAGCAAAACAAGAAGAAGAAAGAACAACATTAAACAATGCCATCAATAGTGCAAGTGATAAGATTGCTAATCTAACTTTACAAAAATCAGAACTACAACTAACACAAGATAAAATAGAGGCTGAAGTAGGACCTATAAAATATGTGGCAGAATTGATATATGGTAAGAATGCTCAGGATAACTTTGATAGTGCTGTTAGAATTGTAATACTTATTCTTATATTTGTATTTGATCCACTTGCTGTACTTTTATTAATTGCTGCTAATATATCACTAAGACAAATAAAAGCAAAAAAAGAATTAACAATAGGTGATGAAAAAGAAAAATTAAAACGTAGAATTGAAGTATTAGAGAGTAGAAATCAACGACTTAAACCTTTTAAAGCTCTTGCCAAAGAGTTTGGTGACGATCCAGATGAAATAAGACTTAAATTAAATCAAATATATGACTGGAATAACAGTAAAAAGTAGTAAAATTAAAGGCTTGACAATCAACTAAAAATAATATATACTATATAATATGATTACAATTGATGATATAAAAAGATTAAACCTACCTAGTTTAACACCAGATCAGATTAGAAGAATAGCAAATGCAGAAACAGTTTGTAAAAATGCTAAAACAGATTGGGCAAAAAACTATTGGTTTAATGTTTTAAATAAATTATGTGAGAAGTATGATGTTATGGATTACTTCAGAAAGGTGATACATTAATGAATATATTTTATGTTGATAGAGATCCAGTAAAAGCTGCTAAAATGTTATTGGATAAACACGTTGTAAAAATGATACTTGAGTCTGCTCAAATGTTATGCACAGCAAAACGTGTGCTTGATGGTATTGAATATACAGACTTTACAAAGAATGGCCGTAAGATACGAAGATGGCGATTAAAAAACTCAAACGAAGAAGCAATTATCTACAAGGCAGGTTGGTTAAATCATCCATCTACACAATGGGTATTACAATCAGCATATAATTATACGTGGTTATATAAACATATGATGGCTCTTAATGAAGAATATAAATTAAGATACAACCATACAAAAGATCATTTAACAATTCAAAAACTTGGCGATATACTAAAGCACCCACCTAAAAATGCTAGAGTAGATGTTATAGGTACAGACGCTA